TTGTATCCATTATGCATTTCCTTGTGTCTTAGTAAACCTAGTAAGCTTTAGAACCTTGCCCTCTGTACCTTCTACCTTTTCGTACAAAGGTTCTTCGCCATCATCATAACCTACTAGATCGTTTCTGTGTTCTTCAACCATAGCATACAGGTCTTCGTCACGTTGTGCAAGTTCTAAAAATGCACCCATGAGTGTAGCTAGGTGGACTAGGTATGAGACATCTTCAGGGGTAAGTAGATTTTGTTCTCCTACTACAAGCCCTGTGTTTAACTCTCCTGTCCATAAACCTTTGCCATCAAAAGAACAAGGCTTTAACACTAGTGATACTTCATCTGCTCCTATTCTATATTTAGTCATGTTACTTTCTTTCTCCTTTAAAAGGAATAAGTTTTAACTTGGTAGGTCTGCCCTTCTCTTCTAACCACGCTTCAGGTATGACACGGTGATCCCACTGAAACTCATACTTGTCACACCACTCATAGTATCGTGACTTAGCACCCTTGTACAACTTTGCTTTGCTGTTGCTAAAGATAAACCGTATGTCTAGCTCTGGATGTTGTTCTCGTATGGCTAGATGCTTACGTCTATCTTCTGAATCAAAGATGCCTTTCGTTTCTATTATAATACCGTTGTCTAAAATAAAGTCAGGCGTGTATGTTCGATATCGTAAGTCTTCCCACTCTATCTTTAAACATTCATACCTGACTTGTTTCTGATTATCTTTTAGGTATGCAGCAACCTCTTTCTCTAAGCCACTGCGATACCTTCTAGGGTTACTCCTTCTTTTCTTTGGGCTTCTCAACCCATGCTTCATTTTCTGGGGTGTCTGGGTCATCTGCTATATAGTGTCCTTTTTCGTTACGAGCACGAACCATTTCTGTATCTCCGTTTAGAGATCTTTCTAGTTCTTTTGTCTTCATCTCTCCTACAAATCTAACACACTGTAACCAGTGCTCTAGCATATTAACAGATACCAGGTTCTGCTGAAGCAGTTGTACTACGCCTTTATCTTTATCAGACATAGTATCTGATTCATAATCTTTGTCGTTGATTGTTATTGTAGTCATATATATTCACCTCTTAGTTTTGTGTAGTGTACGGTAGGTGGCTCTTTCCTGCCACTGTATACCTTGGATGGTAGGCTCTTTAGTTTAGGCCAGCATTTGTGCTTATGGTTACAGAAGGTGCAGTCTTTAGGTAGCTTGTAGTTACCACTAGCCTTACCTCTGTATACCTCTGGTTCGTCTGTGAAGCATCTCTCAAACGGTGCATTGCTATCAAGGTAGGTGTGTACATCCTTTATCTTTTGTAACACTTTATCCTTGTCTACCTCTGCTGCTGAGACATACTTGAAGCTACCGTTGTTCTTGTTGACAACCCACCAACCTCCAACCTTTTTGTTAGCTGCTGCTGCATAGCCTACAAGTTGTGGCACATAGCCAAAGGAGTCACCCTTTTCTAGGGTATAGAAGTCAACAAACTTATTATCGTATGACCATGTACTAGCTGACTTGACATCATCTATCTTGCCATCCAACAACATGTCATACTCACCAGAGACTTCATCCTTATCGTTGAGTGACAGTGTTACCTTTTCATTGTCACCAAACTCTGTTCCAGATGCTCTAAGCAAACCTTTTAGTAGAGCCTCTACCATGTCACCATATATCATATTGATTTTAAATGACGTAGGCAGAGGCTCCTGATGTTCGGGATTGTTCTTCTCGAACCATAGCTGACACTTCGGACGCCCAACATTGGACATCCTCAGTCTAAACTCTCGCTTTTTTTCAACAGCATTAAACTGTTTGTCGAGAGCAGCACCAATATCATCTTTGATTTTATCTATAATATCCTGAGACATAGTAGACTTGCCCTCAATGGAGCTTCTAAGATACTGATGTAGTGCTAGTTCAGCAGGGTGGTTCACTGGTCAAAATCCTCCACATCGACTATGTTGGTAACTATGTCCTGATCCTGTTGTGATATAGTTTCTACATTTTCTTCTGCCCACTTGGTAGTAACATACTCGTTACTAGACTCCACGTAGTCCAAGAAGTTCTGTAGTATTTCATTATCACCATTAGACAAGCCAACGAACTCACCAAGTGAGGCGTTAGTTACCATGTAAGGGTTGCCGTTAGGCAAGGTGCGTGTCTCACCTAGCAAAGTAATCCTGTGCTCTGCAGGTGAAATCTTTTTCTTGATTAGCTTACCTACTGTACCGTCAATAAACTTTAAGCTATCTCTGTTCTTGACATCCATTACAAATGCAAACTCTTCATCTACGTTGGACGGTGCACCACCACCTTCATAGAAAGGGTCTACTACTTTAACCATACCCATCATAACTTTGACACGGTTAACACTACGTATCAAGTCTTGTTGATCTTTAGGTAATGCTTGGAAGTCTTTGATATAACCTGACGGTCTACCTAGATTAAATGTACCTAGTGTATCTTTCAAGTCTATGTTTAAAGAGTTAGACAGTACTGACTTCTGCATAGTTTTGTTTTCACTATCCCACTGCTGCCACTTCTGACGTTCAGCAAACAAACGTACCTCTACTGTCCTAGCTAAGTAGGAGTCATCATCTGATGTGATCTTGAAGACAGGTGTTTGTACTACCTTGCCATCTTCTACTTCTTGTATGACTGTACCAGTAATCCTACTTAAAGATGACTGTGATACTGCAGGGGTAGAGAACCCCATAGCGTCTGTTAAGTTCATGTTTTCTACTTTTAATGCTACTGCATTCTGTTCCATACTTTTACCTTTCATATGTAAAAAGTTTCAGAGTTAGAGTTATATCATCAAACGTCTTTTGTGTCAAGCCAATTGTCTCCTATCTTTGATTCTAATAACAAAGGTACGTTCATTTCTATTTCATATTCTTTCTTAATCATATCATTTAGATTAGTGTTCAACAAGTCTATTATGCCTAGCACATCATCTATTTCGTCAGGGTGTGTGTCAATTACCATACTGTCGTGGACACTGTTAACTAAGCATGACTGCATAGGCTCAAGCAAACGGTCAAGCTCTATGAGTACAACAGGTACGACATCACCTGTAGCAAAGCCTTGCACAGGATAGTTCTTTATCATAGTGAAGTGTGACACGCTGCCATTTTCTCTACGATGTACATCAGGGAAAGCGTACTGCCTACCACTAACATTAGTTATCTTACCTTCGCTAACAGCCTCGTCACCCAACCTACTGTGCCACTTGGCTATGCCTTTGTACTTCTCTACGAACTGCTTGTAGTATGCAGCTTCTGCCTTGCTTCTGCCATACCCTGTAGCTCCGAAGAGAGGGGCGAAGGTGTGTGCCTTTGCATCCTGTCTACCTGTAGGTTGCCCTGCATCACTGATAACCTTTGCCGTATAGGAGTGTACATCAAATCCTGTATCAATCTCCTGCATGGCTGTCTTATCTTGTGCTAGGAACGCAGCCGTTCTGAACTCAAGTTGAGCAAAGTCGGCCTCAATTATTTTGCCACCCTCCCACCTTGAGATGAACACACGTTTTATGGGGAAGGTTCCTCCTCTTGGCATGTTTTGCATGTTGGGGTTTCGTCCAGAGAATCTACCTGTACTGGTGATATGCTGGGTAAGGTTGATGTGTAGTTTGCTACTTCTCTTGCAGTTGGTGATAATGCCATCCACAAAGCTACTAAGATAACTACTAATAGCACTAAGCCTCTTGACGTCTTGTAAAAATCCAATTGCTTTCTCCATATTGTTGTTTTTAGCTGTGGCTATAAGTGCATCAAGGTTTGTCTTACCTACACCGAAGCCATTGGCACTGACCCACTTCTTACTTGGTGGAAAGAAACCAAGCCCTGCCATTTCGTTTGTTGCTGTGAGTAAGAAACCTCTACCATCACAGTCTGTACATTTGTTTGGTATTTTGTAGAGTGTACCATCCTTTCTTTTCTTGTGTACTCTCCCATACCCACTACAGTTGGGGCAGGTAGAAGCCACTGTCTTAAATAACATCTTACTATTTTTTCTTACTGCATCTCTAAAACCTTTGTCATCTACATAATCAAAGATATCTACCCACTCTTTCTTGTTGTTAGGTTTGATACTAAAGATTACCTGCGACATCTGCTCTGGAGAGTTAAGATTAATAGGTGTGCCACCCATCAGTTCCCTTGTTGTGGCTTGCAGTCTATCAAGTATTTCTTTGCGCTCTCGCTCGAATGTAGTACGGACGTGTTCGAGGGCATCTCTATCCACCCTGATTCCTGCCATTGACATTCTTGTGAGGACTTTGCAGGTGTTAAAGGTGATTCTTTGAACGGATCGTAGGGATGCTGAAGCAGGGGTGTTGAAGTCTGCTTCAATAGATTTGTACAACTCGCCAGTGGTAAGCAAGTCAAGGTCAAGATAATGACTGAGTTCATCAAGTGGTATCTCATTGGTGTTGTATCCTTTCTTGTAGTACGTCTTGAGTGTATCATCCTTCTGATACTGTAGCTCACGTCTAATAGCACACTGCTCTAAACTAAGTGGTTGCTTCTGTCCACGTAAAAGTAAATATTCTGCAAGCATTGTGTCATATATGTCACCATCATACTTAAAGTCGTTAGCCCACAGCCAGGCTAGGTCATACTGTAGGTTGTGTCCTATCAATAAAGTTGTGTTGTCTAGCATCCTCTGTAAGACACAGGCGTTGGACTTGTGTTGTTCTGTTGCTTCCTTGTGGTCAAACGGTAGTAGCTTCTTCTCTCCTGTATCTAAGCACAGTACACCCACCTCAGTAAGCGTATTGGCAGGTTCATACGGATCATTGAATATCTTACCATCTCGTAGAGTTATAGAGTTCTCTACATCTAAGACTCTCCTCATGCTGAGTACCTTGCTCTCTCTCCATCTAACTGACAGTGGACAACCCCATGCCATCCACCCTTTAGTTTATTCTTTGCTACGTTCAAGTGTCGCTGTGTGTCTGACTCATACTCACCCTCTACTTGTGGGTTCTTAGATATCAAAACCATCAGGTCACACTCAGCAGCCTTACCTGTCTTACTACCTTCAAGCATAGACTGATCTACATATATCTTACCCTCTGCCTCTGCTGATAGCTGAGACATCCAGATTACTGCACAGTCATACTGCTTGGCAATATTCCTAGCGTGTATTGCTGCATCCTTGAGATACACATGAGAGTCTGCACCTGTCTTATTAGCAAACTTGTCACCCATATCTAGCACTACGATGTCAGGCTTGTGGTTCTTAACTACTGCCTCAACCCACACCATGTCCTTACCTGTGCTATCAACTATTTTAATGTTGTCATACACTGGCTTATACCTTGTGGATGCTAGGGCATAGTTGTCCTTGATCTCTTCCATAGGCATGTTAGATGCAGCACTGAGATACCTAGCACCAACACGAGTGTAGTCCTCTTCGTTACACAGCACGATACACTTAGCACCCTGCCTAGCAAAGCCACGCTCAGATGCAATCATAGAAGCATGGAAGGATGTCTTACCTGTGTTAGGTCTAGCACCTACTAGGACTAGATGCCCACCTGATATACCCTCTACCTTGCGCTGTAGTGACGGTATGTTGAACTGCCACTTACACTGTATCTCATTAGCTACCAGTAGATTGTCAATAGATATGTCACCCCAATCAACCTTTAGATTAGGCATGAAGTTATCTTGATAGTCAGTCAGTATGTTACGCAGTGGCTCAAGTGTATTCTTCTCACCATTAACGTAGTC